CCCTGCTCTCGTTCACCCCATGCGAATGCCTGCGTCGCGCTTACGCAAATAATAGCTGCTAAAATAAATTTCTTCATATGTCCTCCTTATTCGGAAACGGGTTGATGGAGATCGTTAGAAACTCGTCGATGGCGAGGTCCGAAAATGCCGTCCTCAGCTGGAGCTCGGGATCGCCGTTCGTAGTATTGTTGGTTCGCACTATTTCTAGCCCCAGGTGATCCAAGATCAGCGCAATAGCAGCGTCGCGCTCGTAGCTAGACGCACGGGCGCCCTGGTACTGAAACATGATCTCTTCTGTGATTGTGTCGTTTTCCATTATGCGTACCACTTCCCAACTTTTTCGTATTCAGTAACGACGTCGCGGTATCCGAGCTCACTGAGCAGATCACATAAGACCCTGTCCGCGATCACGTGCGCTTCCTCAGTATCCCTGAGACTCTGACACTCAATCAGCGCCTTGAGCGCCTCGGCTGTGAGGGATGATCTGATTGGACGAGAGAATTCCGTCATTGGAAATACCCCGCTTTGGTTAGTGCCGCTAAGGTCAATTTCTTATACTTCTTGTGGAGCGTCTGCTCCTTCACGGCGATAAAGATCTCCGCATCCACCGCTGCCAGGGATTCTAGTGCTTGAATGAATACTGCCTCTTGCCGGGCTGCCTTCAGATCCTTGCGCTGCAACAGGTCAATCTTCTTTGCAATCTGCCAGAAGATGCCACCCGGGGTCTGAGCTTCATGCTGTGCATTGGGTTTGAATGGCGGGATCCCCTCTGGAAGATTGAATTTCTTCCCCGGAAGATACGCTGCCTCCATCAGGTTACGCAAATATCTGTTCGCTGCGTGCGCCATGATCGTCTTAACGTCGTCATTTGCCTGGGCGAGAATTTCTGGAATTGTCAACATAATGTATCCTTAAAAACGAGCGATATGCTCAACGAGTAGCTTGCACCTGTTCTTGACCAGGTAGTTGAAGATCTTGCTCTTATCGTGCACTGCTTCTGTCGTTATATACTTATCGTGGATCGCATCTATGATGTCTTGGGGGATGCAGTCGAAGTCAATCAGGTTCCGATTCCTGGAGTAATTTCGGTCCATCGCAGCGTCGCCGAAATGCACTTCTTCTCCCGCTTCCACTTGGGCGATAGCAGCAGCTTTGATCTTCGCGGTAATCGGCGCTTGGCGTCCACCCTCCTCCATGAAGAAATTATCGTGTGTCCGGATGTTCGGTACCCCGTCTCCAGTGTCACCGGACATGCACTTCTCCAGCAGGTCATGTTTGCCGGCTTTCGCGACGAACTTCTTCATGATGGGATTCCACTGGCGAACGCCCTTGTATTTGTGTAGCTGGGCGAAATCACCGTCGCTGCTTTTGATCAGGATCTCCGGGCGGACATCGTCACATGGGAACATCGATGCCTCTGTCACTTCGGTTGGAACATACTTTGTGAGCACGGCGATGATGTCGTCGCCCTCACATTTGGGAACTTGAATGACCTTGTAGGGGAATGTCTCGGCGAATTCCTCGCGAAGCTGAGTACCGATAGAGAAAATAGACTTCCAGTCAGTCTTGCTTTCCTCTCTGTTCTTTTTTCGTGCTCCCTTGTATTGTGGGAAGTAATCCCGCCGCCAGTATTCGCGGTCATCAACTGCCAGGACGATGTCGCCGAACTGCTTGCTATGCTTTTGCTTGTCGCTCAGCAGGGTATTCAATACGGTATGCCGCAGCAGGTCAATCATCTTGGCGGCGTCCTTACCCTTTTCGAAATCCTTTGGGAAGGCGAACGCCGCGGCGACCACCATTTGGCTGTAGTCAATTAAAATCATTCTGTTTCTCTTTCAACTCTAAAATATATTCGTCAAGCGAGTGCATTAAGTAGAATAGCACCACGATGCAGAGTGTAGCGATTGTGACAATGATGATTTGGAAGGTAATCATTCTGTTTCCTTAGCACCGAAGCTGTCACCCATTGGAATTCCTGCGTGAGGGATGCTCCCTCTGTGATTGACGTGCGTCTTGCAGCGTCTGCAGTTGTCCCCATCAGTGCAGACATCTTGTTCCTTGTAATTTTCCACCACATCACGCACATCGCGAGTGATCATCTCTGTCATATAAAGCGTTGAGTTGCCCTTATATGAGAGCAATGTATCACAGTCAATACTCCTTGAGACGCCATATCTTTTGTCGTTGTGAGTCCATGACACGTGAATGGTAATTTTGTCATATGTTTCATAGACCGTCTTGACAGTGGCGGTGCCGTTTGTCAATGATTTGATCTCTGCTAACCATTTTTCCCAGTGTTCCATTTCAGTCTTTCTTGGCGAGTTTTCAGCGCTGCGGCAATGCTTCGCTGAAAACATCACGCAAAGTTTCCAGTTCTTCCTTAGTCAGGATCAACGCGAAGTTGTTTTTCCATGCCTGTGGGTCGCGCGCAGAACCAAGTTGGCTGGAGAACTGCACATGGTACGAACCAGGCACCGCGGCAATCGCCTCTACTTCAACTGCGCGGGCAAAGACGCCCACCTTTGTGATCGTTGATTTCATTTCACATTTCCTTGTGGGTTGGTGTAGATAGCGACGTCGTCGAGAAACGCGCGGTGCTTTGTGATTGTTGTCGTCACCGGGTGACCAGCCCGTAACATCTCGTAAACATGAACGCCCAGCCACGCAAACGATTCTCGTTTATTTACAGCCTCAAGTGCGCTCCACCAGCCGAAGGCGAACGCTTTCTTCTCTGCTTCTGTCTGACACTCAGGCGGAGGAGCAGGTGCAATAGCACGCAGAGATTCCACAGCGTCTCTCGCCTCACCAAAGGCTATACAGCATTCACTTTCACGGGTGGTCGAATCTTTTTCCGCCTTGTCGATGGCTGTGATGCATGTATCAATCATTCTGTCAGTAACTGACGCGTGTTCAGCGGCGACAACTAACTTATTCATTTCAGTCTTTCTTGGTGAACATTTGTTTTTTCGGAGGATTTGCAAACACTCGTTTGATCTCACCCGCGCCCCTTATATGCGATTCACAGTGAGGGCACCACTCGCGAAAGTAGGCGCCGTACTCTGGGTGAGTACCGTCCATTCTCTGGAATTCAGCGGACCTTAGCGAGCCATCTCCATGCGGCGCGTCGTACATATACCAGCCAATTTGGGTGCCGCATTTGCGGTGGATAATGGGAGTCATTTGTCAGTTACCTCTTCCTCTTGCAAAATCTTCCAGCCCAAATCTGGTTCACGATACGCAACCTTGCAGGTCATGCACAAACCAATCTTCTCGACCTTATCATCCATTCTAGTGTTGTAGATGAAATGTAGATCCTTTTTGCACACCGGACATTGACATGTATCAGTCATTTAATTCTCAACCTCGAAAACGTGGAAGACTAGCGAGCCTTTATGCATTTGGAAAGTAGCAATGTATTTTCCCGGATTGTCTCGCATCTCGTGCCCCGTACCATATATTGCGAAATGCCGCAATTTCTTGGGGGCGTCCGGGTCAACCATCACCCACATATTACACTCATCTCCCTGCATTTGAACGTCCAGTACCTCTGCCCCGAATGGGAGCAAGCATGACTGCTCGTTGACTACAGCCAGTGGCCATTTCCAAATTACCATATCAGATCACCCCAAAACGGACTTTGCCGCGTTATACCAAAAGAACACTTGAAACAGTTCACCACTTGGTGAGCTTTCGTAAATCTGCCTTGCCGTCGGGGAGCTACCGTCAGGGTAGCGCAAAATGTCAGCAGCCACAATGGTCTCGCACATTTCTTTCATGGTAACAGATTCTGCTTTCATTTAATCTCAGCCTCTGAAGCGTCCTTGAGCTTCGTGTAGTTCTCCATGCAAAAGGCGTATGCCGATCTAGACAGCCCCGAGATCAGTCGCGCGTTGGGGTCGAACATATTGAATGCACCGCCCTGACGGACACGCTCGTATGAGTTCCAATTTGCAATCTCTGTTGCAGTGAATATTTTCACAATTTTCATTTCATTTCTCCCAACGCGGCATCACCGAGAACAGTGCGCGCTTGTACTTTGCCTCGTCTCTACCGTAGTAAAACAGGGGGCGGGCTGTCACTCGCCCGAGGGCAAACGCAACAATAATCCAAAACCAAAATTCGTAGTCCATTTCATTTCTCCTATTTGAACGCCGCCAGAATAATGTAATCTGCGCTGAGCCGCCCGTTACACGGCTTCTCTGTTGCCTTCGTCTCGCGGAACAGTGTTGCGTATTTGCGTTTGCCGTCCAGTGCCTGAAGCATCTCGGGCTTGCGTAGTGTCTTGCATGTGGAGCGCGTCACGTCCCAATTCTGGAACGACGTTCCCTTCCACGTGAGCGTCTGTCCTTTGATCGCTTCGTAGCAGTGAAGCCTGCGGTACTTCGTGTTGAACACGTAGACAGTGTCAGCTCCAACGCACAGTGCCGGCAGTACCGATTTCAGCTTCAGATCCTTGTTCTCCGCTTGGAATTTGACGTTCTTAGCGATCACAGTTGGCGGCTTAGCCTTCATCACGCGCGCCTTGCGCACAGTCGTAACCTTTGCTTGCCCGAGGGCTTCGATCAGGGACGTGTAGATCCCGAGGAGCTTCTTCAGTTCCGTTTTCTTGAACTGGCTGTAGCCCTCGACGAGCTGCTTGTCAGTCCCGGCAATCGCCTCTTCCAGCTCTTCCATTATGTTGGTGACGCGCTCCGTTACCTTCTTGATCATCGGACCGCGAATGCCGAACTGAGCGACGAGCTTGTCGACACGTGGAATGGTTCCGGTTACAGTGTAGTCGTCCACAAGCCCGGCGAATTCGCCCAGGAACTCGGATACCTTTTCGTCCATTTTGTCCTGGATGGAAGACCTTAAAGTCGCGTTTAAATCTTTAGTCGCGGCCTTAAGCTTCGCGGGGACGGATAGCCGTTTGACCTCGTTGTCCATGAAGATCTGATGACGTTCGGACAGCTCGTAACCGTTGCCGACGATGCGGCACAGTGTCCCGAGCATTTTGAATTCGTAGTCGGGGAGCTCAGAATTGAACTTCACGCCTTTGACGACACCGACAGCCCAGGATTTCTTTTCCTTGTTGTCGTGTTCGCGATTGTAGTGATTGAGCGCCAGCATCAGGGACGTCTTATAGTTGTCCTGATCGATGACGGGGTCATGATTGCGGAGCAGCTTGTGAGCTTTGTGCTTCTTGCGCTCAAGCGCCTGAGCTTCTTTGTCGATTGTTTTCATGTGACGTGGAATGTTTGTTTCATGTGTTATTATAACACGCATCCGAATAAAAGTAAAGATAGCATTAGCGGAACCAGAACCCACCAATCTCCGCCGTCGTTTGCTTGGATACACTTCCGAAACGACCAAGCGTGCTGGTCCGTCCGGTTACATCTGGCGTCGAAAATCTTCAATGGAATCAGTATGCGCCCCTGCCTTTGATGACGGCTGGCAAAGTCTTTGCGAGTAGTTTCACATCAGCAGTTATGGAATGTTGCTGAATGTACTCAATATCCATCAATACCTGTTGCGGGAACGGTATTTCAGAGCGCCCACTTACTTGCCAGATGCAGGTGAGACCGGGTGTCACGGACAGGCGTTGACGCTGCTGCATGGTATATCGAGCCACCTCGTCGACTAATGGAGGGCGTGGTCCGACCAGGCTCATGTCGCCGGTCAGCACGCACCAGAGTTGCGGCAATTCGTCGAT